TCTAGATCTTTGACGTAGTCCGCGCCTGAGATGGTGACGCTGTTGAGTTTTTCTTGTGCCTCAACAACTTTTTGTTGCAATTTTTGGCGGTCTTTTTCTGAGACTGTGCTGTCCTCAATTGCAGCTGTGTATTCGCGCTGAACTTTTTGCAAGGCTTTGCCAAATTTTGCCATGTCCTGCTGTGCGATGGCGTTTTCTCCCATAGGCACGCCAAGTTTTTTGAGTGCGGTGTATTGCCCATTTTCTGCTTTTGCCAGAGCAATTGAAACGGACTCAACATCTTTTCCTGTAGCTGCTGAAATGTCGAGGGCCGTGTTAAGCAGTTTCTGCCCACGTTCGGCATCGCCAGTAGCTCTGACAAGGTTGGCTAGTGCTGGGCGAAGTTGATCATCTGCTACAGCCGAGGCAATTGACGTTTTTGTGATGTACTTTTCAATAGAGCTAATTTGTTTATCTGTTGCACCTGTGGAGTTTTTGAGTTGCTTAGCAAGTTGAGACGCTGCAGCTTGATCCTCTGCAGCTGCTTTGGCGAAGTCAAGACCTGCTGCACCTAAGCCAGCGAGAGCTGCGGCTGCTGGGACTGCTGCTTTACTGATGGCAAATTGTGCTTTTTCTCCAGCGGTCTCAAGTTGTTTAAATTCGCGGACGGCTTTATCTATTCCCGTCCCGACGTATTCGGTAATAATTGGGATGTTGATTGCCATTAGCGCGTCTCCTCGTTTACTCTCTTCATCACGTCGCGCACAAGATCAGATAATCCGCGCTCAACTTGTGGAAGATGTTTTTCTGCTGTGGGCCACAAGACTCGAGGCTCTCTGTTTCTCAGGTTGCTATTAAAACGTGTTCCTGGGTTTGCTTTGCCTGCGACTTCAAAGATTGCGCCAGCAGGATCCGACTGGGTCACATAAAGCACAGCGGACTTGTTTCGGCGCGTAGAAGTTTTGAACTTGACGCCGGAGCGAACTTTGTTGATTGTCCACGGGAGCAGGGCGCGTCCGCGTTTATCTGTCCAGGCGTATCGCATCCCAGAGAGAGGCATTGACGGATAAGCCGCTTTTGCTTCAACGATGAGCGGAGACACTACGTCTTTTGCTTTGCGATTGAATTCTTTACGGTATTCGGGGTCAATTCTTTTGAGGGCTTTGATAGCAGCTGCACCGCCGACGAACTCTGTCCGCGCTGTTGCTGTCATGTCTAGCCCTTTCTCTGCGAGTTGATTACGTCTATGCAAGTCATGAGATCCTGCGTAGTGAAGTTTATGTCTGGGGGCCAGTAGCCAGTCTCGACAAGAAGCTCGGCGAGCGTCCTTGCTACTGATCCCCTTCGATGGGGTTTTCTGCCTCATTGCTGATGACGTCCAGAGTGACTAATTTTTTAAGGAAGTCATCGAGGATGAGTGGTGGGTTGTGGCCTTGCTGTTTAGCGGCTTCATGAGCCAAGTATCCGAGCATCTCTATCGAAATACCGGAGGCGAGGTCGGATGCTTTGACTTTGTATTTCCGCTCAAGTTGCACAATGTGGAAGAGATTAGTTTCGACAACGTAATCTCCTTCTCCTGTGTTTACTTTGATGGATAGTTTCATGGGGTTTCCTTTGCACGGTAAGGGTTTAATTTATGGGGTGATGTCGCGTACCCAGGTGCCACCCGAGAACGAAACTTCCATCACTTGGAGTTCGCCGACGGTGTAGGTGATTGGGTAGTTAGCGATCATCGTGTTGGAAATTGTCCACTCTGGGTTGGTTGCGCTGATAGCGCCTGAAGCGTGTTTTACGACGATGGTGGTGTCGCCTTGACCGACTTCGCCAGCGATGACGCCTTCGACTTCTGTCGCTCCGTATGACATATAAAGCGTGATTGTGCCTTCTACGGTCTGAAGGCCTGCAACCATGCGTTCGCCAGTATCGCCGAAAGCGGTGCTAGTGAGTGGGTTGTTGCCGAGAGTGAAACTGATGCTCGAGGCCTGATCGGTGAGATCTACTGTCGCAATTTTCAGCTCTGCCGGTTGTGATAAATAAGTTGTAGTTGCCATGATTTCTCCTATGGGTTTCTTGAGGTTCCCACACGAACGACTAGATCGTATGAGGGGATATCTTGTGATCCGATTGTCGTGACAGAAGGAGCGCCCGAGATGAGGGAGATCGCGCTGTTCATGATTGTGTCGGCTGTGGTGATGAGGTAGTCCTCGGCGTCGCTGTTGCCTGGGGGAGCTGCGAGGATCCTGAGGCCGAAAGTGATTTCGGCGATGTTGTTGTTAAAGCAGGTGAAGGTCGGAGGCTCGACAAAGACTGTCATCGGGCGAGCGTTGCGCGAGTCTGTTACGACTGCCAGCCCGAGTCCCGTGAGCGAGGCTACAAGGGTGCTCTGGGCGCTTGCAAAGATGCCACTAGCACTCATGCGACTTGGCTCCGATTAACGCCGAGGAGACGGTTGATCTGTCCCATAGATCCGACGGATCCAGGAATGTTCATTGATTCAAAACTAGAAAAGGAGTCCACGCTCCCTCTTTCACGATATAACGAACCCGCCACCATCGTCACTCCCAATTTGACGTCCGCGCCTGGGACGGTAGTGAGCGAGTCAAAATAACCTGCTTCCTTCCGTCGCCGAAACGCGAACGCGTTAGCTGCATCCGTGCATGAGCCAACGAAGGCTGTGTCGTTGGCGGTTGCGACCGATATGCCGAGCCAAGCGAGCACGTCCGAACTAGCGATCCATGTGCAGGTCTGAGTCCAGGTGAGCGTCCCTGTCGGGATAGCTGCACTACGTTCTAGGTCGTCGCCAGCGTCATAGAAGATGACTTGGTTGCCGATGTAGATGTCGTAGTCAAATAGCAGGTCGCCTTCGTCATCAACGCCTTCAAAATAGTAAGGGTTGATTGCATAGACGGTATGAGTGCCGTTTAAGCCGTGGCCTAAGCCTGCAAGAATGATGCTTTGACCGATGCCGATGTCTGTGTCCTCGAGGGTCTGCACCACGGCGTAGTCGTTTAGTCGCTGGTGGTGAGTGACTGCGAATACTGCCATGGTGCAAACTTTCTCGAGTGGGGCTAAGGATCAGGGAACGCGCTTGACGAACTTGGTGGCGTCCATCATTACCGCGCTGAAGTAGCCGCGGAACTTGATGACACGACCGAGAGCGCCGTCTGCGAGGTCAACCGATACTGCTCCGCGTTGCTGTTCCCAGCACTCAAAGCCAGTGGAGTCGCCGACATAGACCTGGTTGTTGATGTTGCGATCTACCACAAGGTTCAGGCCGAAGGCGTTGCCGTTGAAGTTGCTCGCTGCAGTTGTGCCGAAGGCGTTCTGTGGCCCGACGTTCGGGAAGAGTGGACGGTTTGATCCGTCCGTTAATGCGCCAAGCAACGCGTAGAACGATGGAGACATTACAAGCACGTTAGGCAAGTTGCCGTTGCTGTTTGTCAAGATCTGCTCTGCTGAGTTGTAAATGAATGACACCCAGTCGGCTGGGTCTGATGCGTTTGCAAAAGCTTCAGTCTGGGTAACTCCAGCTTCAAAGGTAGTGCAGGCTGCAATGTCCGTGGCGTTTGCGTAAACGCGAGCCATGTCATCAAGCAATGCTCCAAGTACTTCAGGTGAAGTCATGTCGAGGCTTTCTTCTGACAGTTTCACGAAACCGCCATAGAGGGCCTTTGTGATTTGGATGTCATCAACTACGAAAGTTCCCTGATCCAGTGCTACGAGTTCTCCGTTGCTTGCACCGATAGTTGTGTTCGTGGTGACTTTTGGACGGATGAAAACTTTTCCGCTTTGTGGCATTTGGCGAACGCCCATCGCTGTGATGAGGGGCCTGTAGTTCGCTACAAAATTGTTATAGATGGGTTGGACAATGGGAACCGGTAGGATTCCAGGCAGGTCGTTCGTTACCACGTTCGGTGCAGCTGCATGGATGCGAGAGTTGAACTCTGCGAACTCGCTACCGCCAGCGACAAACTTGCACATATATTCGGCTGCCGATGGCAACGTGAAGTTCTGTCGCGCTGTTGCGTAAACGATTGGGCTTGTGGGGATTGTTGCCGACTCTGCTGACTCGGCCTTGATTGCTTCTGACACTGTTTCCTCCTCAGGGGTGTCTAGGGTTTCTTCTTCTGTTTCGCTTTCCTCAGGATCGGCCGAGGCTGCGATTTCTGTGATTACTGCTTCAGCAAATGCCGGAACAGCAACGAGGGAGAGTTCAATGAGCTGTGCTTTTGACACAACCATTACTCCGCCTTTGTCGTACTTAAATTGAACTGGGTTCGCGCCGACGCTTACCGAGTCATACGCGCCAGCCTTAAGCAAGGCGACGGCGTCTTTTGATGCGCGAGTGTCTGCGAGTGTTGCTTCGAACTCGAGGCCAGCGTCGGAGTCGGAGAGAGCGTTAACGACTCCGCGTAGTTGGCTCATGTCATGGTTCTCCAGCAGTTTTGCTGCTTTCTGATTTAGGTCAAACGCGCCACGTAGAAACTTGACGCGCTGACCTCCTGAAACAGTGGCAACAACATCCCAGGGGACGGCAATACCGGCGATACGCGCTGGGCGGTTCTCGTCGCCTGCTTCGGCGATAATGAGATCTATGTCTGCGTGAAAATGAATCATGATTACTCCAGGTTGTTCGTGTCGGAGAGTGGGTTAACTTCTGGCTCTTGCATAACTGGCTCTGCCATGTCTGGAGCGTAGAGACCGATGTATTCCTCGAGATCGAACTGGCAATGGCGTCC